ACAAACATTAGGACTTGCTTTTGGTGGAGCTGCAGCTCCAGGTAACACAAACGCCACAGAAGAATATGATGGTTCTACTTGGACAGCAGGTGGAAATTTAGCTACAGCAAGAAGTTCTTTAGCAGGAGCAGGTACACAAACATTAGGATTAGGTTTTGGTGGAGTTGCAGCTCCAGGTAGAGTTGCTAACACAGAAGAATATGACGGAACAAGTTGGACAGCAGGTGGAAATTTAGCTACAGCAAGATCTTATTTAGCAGGAGCAGGTACACAAACATTAGGACTTGCTTTTGGTGGTTTAGGTCCACCAGTAAATGCTACAGAAGAATATTTTTCAGCGGGAACAATTGTAACTAAAAATATAACTTTATCGTAATAATATTACTTTATTTGTATTTAAAATAAGTGTATTATATTTTTAATGATTGAAAAAAAAGATATAAAGGAATTAATTCAAAAAGAAGAAAATAATTTAAATAATCTTTTAACAAAAGAAGATATGTTAAATTTTAAATCTCTTGTTGATGAACTTCGTGATACTTGGACAAAAAAACAAATATTTAGAACAGAAACAGAAGCCAGAATTTCTGTACTACAAGATAATAAGTATCCAACGGTTGCTGCAAAATATTGGCAATGTATTAGAGAACAAAATGTATTTTTAGAAAATTTAATGTCATTATCATTTGATTATAGACGTAATGACGCAAAAATAAAATGGCTTACTAAAAAAATAGAAACTGAAACAGATGAATATAGATTAGAATGTTATAAAATAGATTTAGATGAAAAAATTTATGCAAAAGCCAGTATGGAATTAATTGCAAAAGATAGAATGAGAGAAATTAAAATGTGGTCTAATTTAAAAAAAGAATTTGATGATGGAACATTTAATACAAAAGATGTTAATTTACATCAATTAAAAAGTTATCATCAAGTTATTAAAAATAAAGCACAAACACTAACTCCTCATTCCGGCCAAGCAGAAACCTTTAGTATACTTGGTCAATTAAAAAGTGTTGAAAGAGAAATTAATCAAAAAAAATTACCACAATCTAATCAACCTACCTTTGGTATTAAAAATAAAACAAATGGCTATTTAAAATAATACTCTAAAATCATTTAAAAAAATGTTATAAAATTTTTAGAAATGACTAAAGAATTATTTTTTTTAGTAGCGTTACCAAGATCTGGTAATACTTTATTTGCATCTATTATGAACCAAAATCCAAATTTGGTAGTAACTGCAAATTCTATAACATTAGAAATTATGAAAGATATATTTCTTCTTAAACAAACAGATGTATTTCAAAATTATCCAGATCATAAATCATTAGATAACGTTTTAGATTGTGTTTTTGATATTTATTACAAAGATTGGCCGCAGCGTTATATTATTGATCGCGGTCCTGTTATGACACCTGCTAATTTAATGTTAATGCAAAAACATTTTAAACGACCTTTTAAAGTAATTATTATTCTTCGTGATTTAATGGATGTGTTAGCTTCTTATATTAAATGGTTTGAAAATGAACCAACAGCTTTTCCTAATAGATATGGTCACACAACAATAGAAGAAAAACTATCTATGTTAATGAATAAAGATGGAGCTATTGCAAAAGATTTAGAAGCTATAAAAAATTCTTTTAATTATCCAGAACTTTGTCATTATTTAAGATATGATGATTTAGTAACAAATCCAGAATTAGAAATAGCTAAAATATATAAATTTTTAAAAATTCCTGTTTTTAAACACTCATTTAAAAACTTGAAACAAATTAATATTAATGGTATAGGTTATGACGATACCATCGTTGGAAACAAGATGCACATTATTAAAAATGAAGTTAGAAAGGAAAAAAATACTTATAAATTTATGATACCAAAACGTATTATAGATAAATATGGACATATAAAATTATGATTATATTTGAACCTCGTTGGAAATCTTATATTGTAGAAACAATAACCCCACTGTTTACACCTGAACAATGTCAGTTGATTATAAATGCAGGACGATCTGAGCCACAACAAACAGCGCAAGTTGGAGGTGGAGCAAATGGAATTGTAGATACTAAAACTAGAACTTCACACATTAGTTGGATACCTTTTAATAAAATACCTGAAATGTATAAAACTATTGAAAAAGTAATGAAACAAACTAATGGTAATCATTTTGGATTTGAGGGAATGCAAATAACAGAGAAAGCACAATACACAGAATATTCTTCAGGTGGATTTTATGATTGGCATATAGATTCAGATTTAGATTTTAAACATGAACCCCCTGTTAGAAAAATATCAATGACATGTTTATTATCACATGAATCTGAATTTGAAGGTGGTGGATTAGAGTTAATGGATAAAGGTAAAATTGTAAGACCTAAACAAGGCCAAGCTATTTTCTTTGCATCGTTTATTAAACATCGTGTAATACCTATTACAAAAGGAATTAGAAAATCATTAGTTATGTGGTTTGGAGGACCCCCTTTAAAATGAAAATTTTAATATTTGGATTACCAGGATCTGGGAAAACTACATTTGCAAAAAAATTAGTTGAAAATAAAAAAATACTTCATTTTAATGCCGATGACATTAGAAAGCTATTTGAAGATTGGGATTTTACAGAGAATGGTCGTAAACGACAAGCTAACCGTATGATGACAATGTGTGATCTTGCAGCAAAACATGTTGTAGTAGATTTTGTTTGTCCATTTGAATCTTATAGATCTTTCTATGATATAAAGATTTGGATGAATACTATTAATAAAGGAAGATTTGAAGATACAAACAAAGTATTTGAGAAACCTAAAAAAGTTGATTTTGAAATAACTAATTTTAATTATAATTTTATTATAAAAAAAATTCATGGTCGATTACTCTAAACCAACAGCACAGATGTTAGGCAGATGGCAACCGTTTCACGATGGGCATTTAGCTTTATTTAAAGAAATATTAAAGAAAACTGGACAGGTGCAAATTATGGTTCGAACTATGCCAAAGTCAGATAATAATCCATTTGAATTTGAAGATATAAAAAAAAGAATTGAAGAAAAATTAAAAGATTATGTTGGTAAATTTGAAGTTATTAAAGTTGCAAATATTACTAATATTTGTTATGGTAGAGATGTTGGTTACAAGATTGAAGAGATCGTATTACCAAAACAGATTCAAGAAATATCTGCAACAAAGATAAGACAGGAAATTAAGAATGAAATTTAATTTTGTATTTTTAGGTCAATCTGTTCTTCGTTATGAAGTTCCAATAGATATATTTAATGAAATTAATAATATTTATGAAAGTAAACATGTGGAACTTGCAAAAGCTAACAAACAATTAATTGGTAAAATAGATGATGAAAGATCTTTATTTTATGATGGAGAAGATACGTCTAAAATACATAGACATAATTATTTAACTCCAAAAATACAAAAATGGTTTTTATCTATTTATTCACATTATTTAGATTGGAATAAAGTTTTAAACTACGAACTTCATTTAAATAGTATTTGGGTAAATGAAATGAAAGAACATGAATATAATCCAATTCATATTCATCAAGGAAATTTAATTACTGGTTTAACATCTGTTATGATTTTAAAATTACCTTCAACTTATGGAATAGAATATTCATCTGAAGATTTACCTACTAATGGCAGATTACAAATTATAGGTAGTTCATCAGGTCAATTTTCAAATAAAGATTACACACCTCCCATGGCGATACGTGATTTTTATGTTTTTCCATATGATGTAAAGCATTGTGTGTATCCATTTAATAGCACTAATGAAACTAGAAGAACATTAGCTGCAAATTGTGATGTTAAATATAACCCAATAGAAAGTAAAAAAGGATGATGTACAAAGAACTATGGTTTCCCACTCAAGTTTATATTAAAGATTTTAATATAGATAATAAAAAACTTGAACAAGATATTATAGATTGGTCTAAAGAAGATGTTGGTTTACAAAAAACAAATGTTAATGGATGGCATTCACCTTCTAATATGCATACAAAAGAAGAATATAAACCTCTTATCCATGAATTATTTTTAATGCAATTTGATATTTTTAAAAAAGAATGTTTAGATTCAGAACCTTTTCTTGGCAACATGTGGGCAAATATTAATCCACCAGGTGCATTTAACAGATCTCATATTCATCCTAATTCATTATGGTCAGGAGTTTATTATGTCAAAACTCAAGAAAATTGTGGACATTTAAAAATAGAAGATCCTAGAACAATATCACTTATGACCCTTCCAAAAAGAACAAACGAAGAATTATCAAAAGATTTATGGAAAGAAGTACTTTTTGAACCTATTCAAGGACGATGTATTATGTTTCCATCATGGTTAAATCATGCTGTTGAGGTAAATCAATCGGATGATGTAAGAATATCAGTTTCATTTAATTTTTTACAAGCAGGTATGCAAGCATGAGTTTTCAAGTAAATAAATATCAAGTTATTAAAAAAGCAATTTCTTATGAACTAGCAAATTTTGTATTTAATTATTTTTTACTTAAACGTGATGCAGTAAATTTTATGTATAATAATAATCTTGTTACAGAACATTCGCTTTTTGGAACATGGAAGGATCAACAAGTTCCAAATGTATATTCACACTATGCTGATTTTGCTATGGAAACTTTATTAGTAAAGGTTATGCCTATTATGAAAGAAAAAACTAATTTAAATTTAATTCCAACTTACTCGTACGCGCGCGTGTACGAAAAAGGTTCTATATTAAAAAGACATAAAGATAGACCCTCTTGTGAGATATCTACAACATTAAATTTAGGCGGCGATCCATGGCCAATTTTTATAGATCCAACAGGAAGTAATAATGTAATAGATGAATATAAAAATATTATGAAACCAGATGCACCAAAAGGTATAAAAGTAGATTTAGAACCTGGTGATATGTTAGTTTATTCTGGATGTGAATTAGAACATTGGCGAGAAAAATTTACTGGTAATATTTGTGGTCAAGTATTCTTGCATTATAACCATTTAAATGGACAATTTGCAGATTCTAATTTATATGATAAAAGACCTTTATTAGGAGTACCACCTTTAAGATAGTAGTATAAATCAAATCATTTGGTGGTATAATAATACTTTATGCCATTACAGAAAATACAATTTAAACCTGGATTTAATAAAACTCAAACAGCGACCGGCGCAGAAGGTCAATGGATTGATGGAGATAATGTTAGATTTAGGTATGGAGAACCTCAAAAGATAGGAGGTTGGCAACAATTAGTTAATCATACATTAGCAGGCCCTGCTCGAGATCAACATACTTGGACTGCATTAGATGGTAAAAAATATGCAGCAATTGGTACCTCTAAATTATTAGTTATTTATTACGAAGGAGAATTTTTTGATATTACACCACTTGATACTGCATTAACCTCTTGCACTTACACATCTACAACTGGATCTGCAACTGTTACTATTAATAAATCAGATCATGGATTAGAAACTGGAGACTATATTAAATTTTCTTCTGTAACAACTCCAGGATCTCCTACAACAAGTTATACTTCAGCAAATTTTACAACAAACGTTTTTGAAGTTAAATCAGTGCCTTCTGTAAATACTTTTACAATTACAATGCCTAGTAATGAAAATGGCACAGGAGTTACTGCTGGTGGAACTATTACAACAAATCCTTACGTAACCATTGGGCCTACTACACAAAGTAGTGCATTTGGATATGGAACTGGATATTTTGGTGGAACAATTCCAACTTCACCTGCTACTTTATTAAATGGAGCAATTGATGCATCTGTTACAACTATTACTGTTGATGCAACAACAAGTTTTTCAACTGCTCCAGGTGTAATAGATATTGATTCAGAATTAATTACTTATGGAGGTAAAACTGCAACAACTTTTACAACATGTGGAAGAGGTGCAAACGGTACAACAGCTGCTTCACATTCAGATAATACAGTAGTAACCGATGCTACAAATTGGGTTAACTGGGGGCTACAATCAAACACTGCTTCAACTACACTCGCTCCTGGATCTTGGTCACTCGATAACTTTGGCCAGATTCTAGTTGCAACAATTAAGAATGGTAAAACATTTACTTGGAATCCAGCTGCTGTAACTGCATTAGAAACAAGAGCTACTGTTGTTGCAAATGCTCCTACCGCTTCCGTTATGACATTGGTATCTGATCGAGATAGACATTTATTTGCACTTGGAACAGAAACTACAATTGGTGATCCTCTTACTTTAGATCCAATGCTTATTCGATTTTCAAATCAAGAAGATATTAATACTTGGACTCCAACGGTAACTAATACTGCAGGAACATTTAGGCTAGATACGGGAAACGAGATTATAGGAGCTGTGCAGGGAAAAGATTATTTATTAGTTTTAACCGATCAAGCAGCTTATGTTATTCAGTTTGTAGGACCTCCTTTTACATTTTCTGTTAGACAAGTTGGAACAAACTGTGGATGTATTGGACAACATGCCATGGTGTTTGCGCAAGGTGCTGTATTTTGGATGGGAATAGGTGGTGGATTTTTTGTCTATGATGGAACAGTAAAACAAATTCCATCTCTTGTTGAAGATTTTGTATTTACTAATATTGATGACAATTTAGGAATTAATTATGGAGCAAATCAACTTGTTGTAGCATTTTATAATTCATTATTTAATGAAGTAGGTTGGTTTTATGCAAAAAATAAACCATCTCCTTCTAGTCAAGTAGATAGAATGGTAGTTTATAATTATGTTGAAAATACATGGGTTACAGGATCTTTAGCTAGAACAACTTATAGTAGTTCTGGAACTTATGATTTACCATATGCAACACAATATTTAACCACAGGTATACCTACTTTTCCAACTATCAATGGAGTAAGTAGTTTATTTGGATCTACTAAATATTGGGAACATGAATCAGGGGTTAATGAAGTGGATGGAAATGGAACTGAAACAGCTGTTACATCTTATATTCAATCAGGAGATTATGATATTTCTGAACAAGGTTTAGGTGGAGATGGACAATTAATTATGCGTGTTAAAAGATTTGTTCCTGATTTTAAAAACTTAGAAGGCAATGCAAAAATTACATTATTTTTTAGAGATTATCCAGCAAATGCAAATTCAACTCCATCTAATGTTTATACAACAACAAATTCAACAATTACTGGGCCCTTTATAATTACATCATCAACTGATAAAGTAGATACAAGAGTTAGAGGAAGACAAGTAAGTTTAAAAATAGAAAATGATGCATTAAATGAAACTTGGAGATATGGAACTCTAAGATTAGATATTGAAGCAGGAGGAAGAAGATAATGGCAAAAATAACAGCATATATACCAGAACCTAAAGATCAATATGATTCATCAAATCAAAGACAAGTTTTAGATGCATTAAACACAATTAAAGATCAATTAAATTTTTCTTTTCAAAAAGATTTAAAAGATGAACTTCAAGCATTTAATTGGTTTATATTTAGTGGACCAAAAAACTAATGGCTATATTTTATAAGAACCAAGGTTATGATTTAACCACAACTAATTTAACAACGGTGTTAAACATTAACACTTCTAGTGTTGCAATCATAAAAGAAATATCTGTAACTAATGATGACAACTCTGCTCATACCGTAGATTATTATTTTTATGATTATTCAACTTCTACCTCTTATAAATTTTATCATACTAGTGTTGCTGCAAATTCTCATGATAATGCAGTTCATAATGCTTTAGTATTAGAAGAAGGAGATTACTTACAATTTAAATCAAATTCAGCAAATGCAATATCAGGCCAAATTTCATATGCATTATTAACAAGAGCAGGAGAAAATGGATAATTTACCAAAAATAGAATGTCAGACAGTAGAAATAATTAAAAGTAAAAAAACTGAAAAGACATATAAAACAATGGAAGATTTTTTAAAAGAAAATTCAATTGAAGATTTACAAAAAGATTTATTCATTACAATAAGTCCTGAAGGTTTAGAATTATTTAAAAAAGTAATGGAAAAAAAATGAATCCAAGAGGTGGTACTGAATTACAAGTAGAGTTATTACATAAATACGTAGATAAAGATTTATTAGATAAAGTACAGATTACAACATCTGTGCCTGAAAAAATACCATTACATCCAACTAAACCAAATATTC